CATCAGCAGTGCTACCACCTCCACCACTTCCGTTGGTAGCTGATAGAGTCCTTGCTTGAAAGAATAAAGGATTAGGACGGGGTCGAGCTCTGCGAAAAGGTTTAGCCATCCGTCAGCACTTCCACCTTCTTAACGCTAACGCTTTACGGGTAGGACGACCTTTACTGTCTTTCATCGGGCCTTTGTTACCGCTCATACGAGCACAGAAAGAACGCTTACGAGGGCCACCACCGGGTTGAGGAGCTTTCAGGTTAGACCCAGTAGCTTTGTTATACTTGTCTCTACCCTTCTTAGTGAGTCCACCTTTACGGGACTTCTCACCTCTACCTATAGATAACGATACACTCATTTACCTTTCTTAATCATCAAACCCTTACGACGTTTCATCTTTTGTTTCTTAGGTGGACGACCAACTTGTGATCCATAAGTTCCAGTTCCGTACGGCATAGTTATTTCCTCTTTTTAATCTTTAATGATACCCTTGCTGCGGGTGTGTTACTAACAAATTGTTTACCTTTCGCTCCTGCTGCTTTCTTCTTTCTAGCTGTAGCTGCTCGTTGAGAAGTGGACAGTGAACGTGCTTTAGACATAGGAAGACAACGATCAGGATTCTTTTTGTTCTTAGAAGTCCCACACTTACCTGCTATCTTACCTGAGCTGCTAATACGTACCCAGTTCTGTGCTCTCCATTTAGCTAACTCACCCATGCTACTTCTTCTTCTTGATTGAAAGCTTCTTACGTTTCTTACCGTATGTGGGACTCTTGCAATACTTAGAAGCAGCCATGTTAGCATACGCACTAGGATACTTATCAAAAGTACGTTTAGCCCACGCTATACCCTTTGGACAAATCTTAGCCATATTAACGTTTCATCAACATCTCCATCATGCGGTCTAGTTTATGGCTGATCTCTTTAACACTACTCTCAAGACCCGTCATACGATTCTCAACAGCAGTATCCCGTTCACGTTGTGCAGCCAGTTCTACTTCTATTTTGGTTAAACGCCTCTCGTCATTCTCCAATCGATCTGTAAGTTTTTTAATCATCCACCCGATAACGCCAAGAACGATGGCAAGGGCAGAGTCGAGAAAGTGTGAGACGGATTCAGTCATTTTTAGAAAACAAGTAAATGTACACCCATATCGACTACTCCTGCATTATTTGATCCTGTAATAACACGAACAGAAGCAGAGCTTATTGAATACACACTAGCATCTACAGGAGCACTAGCATTTGCATTAACAGCTGTGACGGAAGCTATTGGATCAGTTATGGAAGAAGTAAAAGTAACCGTGTAGTCACCAGTACCGTTTTTAGTTATACTAGCTATGTTAACCGCTGATGAAGCTGAAGGGCTTGAAAGTGTCCCGTCAAAGAAGCACTTAGCTTGTACGCCACTACCACCACTACCATTAGCAGCAGCTGTAATCCTGCCTTGTTGGTCTACTGTAATGTCAGCGTTTGTATAAGAACCGGGTGTAACAGCAGTGTGTGCTAGTTTAGCAGGAGTAACAGCATCGTCTGCTATCTGATCTGTATCAACACCGTCATTAGCTATACTCAGCGTACCGCTTGACGTAATAGGCCCACCTGTCAATCCTGTACCGCTGTCTACTGACGTGACTGTACCGCCTGATCCAGCTCCTGATAACTCACTGTGTTTAGCTAAACGTTCACCAGACCCGTTAACGCCTGTACCATCATGTACATGTAACGTTTGGTTAGTCGTATCTACAGTTACTTCACCTAAAGCTCCTGCGAATGAAGCGTGTTCTGTAGCTGATCCTTTTCTTAATTTTACTTCTATGTTTGGCATGGTTATAAGTGGTTATGCGATTGATCCAAAGTCTAATGTTGTTGATAATTTGTCAGAGTCTACTGATCCGTTGGTAAGTCCTACCTTAGCCGTGTTAGCAGCTACAGCAGTGTTGTTAGATACTTCCGTGTCAAAGTCAGATATAGTACTGGCAGTCTGTGTACCCGTGTGGTTAGCTCTGTTCTTTAAATTAGCATCACTATCGTTAGCAGTGGCACCGTCAGCTACGTTCAACAAAGCCTGAGTCTGTGCTACACTTAACTCTAGTATATCCGAAGAACCAGCTGTATTGTTACCAAGTATCGTATTAGCTGGTATCTCTTCTATCTTAGCAAAAGTAACGGAATCATCAGCTATCGATGCTAACGATCCAACAGGAGTACCACCAGCATTAGAACCGTCGTGTACGAACAAGTCCTTGGTATCAGTTGTATATATTAACTCTCCAGCTCTTCCTATAAACGCAGCGTTCTGTGCGGATGTTCCTCTTCTTAATTGTACTGATAAACTCATATCTTATACTATTTGTCCGTATGAATAATTAGCGGTAACAGGATCACCTACTATGCTTCCCCAATCATACTCTGTTGGTATGTCCGTCTTAACTTTAAAACCTCTTTCAATAACTAGAATTTCTGAGTTAAGAGGAGGAGGTGTGGTAAACTCTATTTCATCTGCACCACCTGAAATCGTGTAATCATCTGGGTCTATTACCTCCCCATCGATTGCTACTAAAATTGAAGCGGAAGCTGTACCGTTTGTAGTAAAGGTTAAAGAGAATGTTGTTTGTGAACCTGTCCCTGTAAACTTATCAAACGACGGAGGAAGTCCTGTACCTGTTACGGCTGAGGATATACTACCGTCTACGTAGTTCTTAGTGGCAGCGTCTTGTGCGTCGGTGGGTTCCCCTACATTCTTGATCTTACTACCACCAGCGTCCCAGTCTGTGCCTCCAGCTTCCTTCTGCAACGACGCATCGTTTAGTTCACCTATCTCTTCGTTTAGATAACGATTGTGTAGATACGCTCTGTCTAGTTCTGACTCTGTTAAGACTGATCCGTTCTCAAAGTCCACAAGGTCTGTGCCGGGTTGACTCTTACGACGTACTCTAACAACCTGTCCGGCAGTAGCTCCTGAAGTAAGTACAATCTTAGTGGACGGAGAAGTTACGATAGTGTAGTCAGTGGTCAGTGTTTTCTGTACACCGTCTATCTCAACAACTACGTGTTCGTCTTCTAAATATGGAAAGGTAAAAGCAAAGTCAGTTTGTGCTGCTGTTGCTGTATAATCTACGTACGTGGTTGGCATGATATTATATTATTACTTATTGAGCGAGGAGTTCAAGCACATCTTCTGTTCTTTGCGTTCTCTTTCCTCTTCTAACTTCTTGTTGTAGTCTCATTATTTCAGGAAACTCTTTTAACATTTCTAATTTAGCTTTCTGTCTATAGCGTCCCATTACTCTGCGTAAATACTCAACACGAGGACTAGGAAGACCGCTAAAAGACTGGGGATCAAGTGCTTTGTACTGCTTAGAGTTTATAAGCTTAGTTAGTGCTTGTCTTAATGTAAGATTGTTTATTTTAACTTTTGAATGTAGTTCTAACCACCTATCGTATGCACTTCTATCGTTAGGCCCGTCGTAGTTAGTTAAATCAATAAGACCTTCTAGTTTAGCATTAGGTGCAGAGAAACCGTGAGCAACATTAGCTAGTTCCGTTAACACAGGATCATCTTTCTTACTGCCCCACATTATAGGATTTAAAGGATTAATAATACCAGCAGCACCTTCAAAGTATTCTTGTACAACAGGTTCACCAAGTGGATTACGTTTTAAGTCCATTGCTACACCCGGTATTCGTTTAGCTATAACATCCACGAAAGTACGTGTTTCTTTTAACTCTTGATCTCCTGCTAGAGATTGACCTTGGTTCAGTATATTAGGTATAAAACCACCTGCAACACCTCCTAGATATTTCCCAGCACTTGTCGACTCAGGATCAAAGATAAAACTAAAAAACTTATCTATACCTGCTAAATAAGATTTATTAGTAGCGTTCCTAGTAACCGTTAACATACTAGCAGCCATTACTTTCTCAAAGATATTAGAGTCAATACTGTGCATCTTGCCGTCTTCTATTAAATCTGCCATATCAGCAAAGACCCCTATCATAGTAGCTACAGGGTCTAGTCTTTGATAACTAATCCACTTATCGCCAACCCTAATACTGTACGGCACATTACCAGCAGCTTGCCAAGCTTGACGTTGTTTATAATCTTTAGGGCCACCACCGTTAATACGATCTTTATACATACTAACAACGGAAGCAAGAGCTGCCGTCATAATTGTACCACTAGCTAATCGTCCGTGTGCTTCTGCTCTAGTCAATAAATCAGGAGTATTGTCAGGTTTAACAGCTACCATTTGCTCCATTAAAGACTTACGTGTTTTCTCTAGTGCAGGTGCCTTGTTGTTCAACAGTGCGTCTATCTTATTTTTGTATTCTCCTCCTTTAAGATACTTAGCTACATTATATGCTGCTTCTGCTGGTGCGAGCAAACGACTAAAAGAGAATTTTAATATGTTAGTAGGAGTACGAATAAAGGGTGCAACTATAAAAGCAAACGGAACACCGTTAACAAAACTTTGTAGTTTTTGCATATTTTTACCCAGCTGACCACTGAAAGTAACTTCGTCTGCTGATCTAATATTAGGATCAACCCAATCACGTGCTAGTTGTTCTAGTGCCATGAAGTCGTTATCTCTTGTCTCTGTTCCTACTAGCTGTTGTTGTCTAGCTATCTCAGCGACTTCCTGTTGCCTTCCTTCTACATATTCCGCAATGGCTTTTTCTCTGTCAGCAGGTGTAGCAAATTGTTCAGGTTTAAAAGTTTCGTTAGCTTCTTTAATTAAATTAGACTGTGAGAAGTTTCTATTAGACCTAGTTACCAAAGCATTCAATGAATCAGTTACATACTCAGCTACTTTTCCGCTGTCCTTTATACCTAACTCATAAGCTTTCAGCGTTAACTGTGCAACGGCTCTAGTCTTGTACTCGTTAAATTTGTACAGCTGGTCGACAGATGTATTAAATCGGTTAGGTATTCTAACGGCATTGCCAAAGTAATCTATGAACTGCTTGATACCGTCGCTCTCTATTTCTTTACCACGCATACGTTCTACATTCTTTGCTGTTATAGAACCGATGCTTCCACCAGTTTGCTCAACAAAAGCTGAACCAGCATCTCCTATATAGTGGTCGCCACTTTTCCAAGCATTAAGCATAAACCTTACGAGGTCTTTCAGCTGCATACCTTGAGACCACGAATTAACAACAGCTTGCCTAGTTTCAGGACTAGCACTAACCCAACCACCTATGTATCTTTCAAAGTTCTTTATTGAAGACGATAACGCACCACCCAAGGCATTAACTGTTAAAGTACGTGGCCCCCACATCAAAGAGTTCTTGTAATACTCCTGCACCATATCCATGAACTTACCACCTTCTGCACCTCTGACAGTTTTGTTCATAGCTATAATAGTATTCCACAGATCATCACCATTACCATTCTTAGCCAGTAGTATATTCTCAACAATATTATCTACGGTCATACCACCTCTTTTATTTAGGTAGTCTTGGCGTAGCTTAGTATCGGATATTTCTCTTTCGCTTAGACCAATCTTAACACCCATTTGCCTAGATTTAAGACCTCTACCAAAACCACTTGCTAAACCTGATTGACTAGCTTGTATGTGTAGTTGTTGTTCTATTAAAGTTTTCAAACGAGCTTCAGTCATCTCCAACTCATCTTCACTTACTTTTCCTTTGGTGTTCTTGTATTGTTCAGCTACGTCTAGTATTTCTTTACCGTTAGCTGTTAACATCGATTTCAATGCCGACATCCTTGCTGTTATACGAAACAACTCATGCTTGTCTTTAGATGCTTGTTGCACCAATGAGTTTAACATCTTTCCGTCCGAACCCATTGCGTCAGCTAGTTCATTAACTACACCTTCGTCTAGCATCTCTTGGCTTAACTTAGGTTGCTTTTTAGCTTCTTTTAACAGTTTAGTTGAGGCTTGATCTGCTATACCTGCTAACTCTTCTGGATACATTCCTTTAGGAAGTTTTGTCATTGTCTTAACTAACCCTGTCAATGATTGTTTACCTCCAACTCTAAAACTAGAAACATCAGCGTTTTTAACTAAATCATCAACAATATCAGTAGGTTTAAAATCAGGAAGATCAGCAAACCTTGAACCGTACTCTAATGGATATTCGCTTCTCTTTCTAATGTTTCGTTGTTTTAAAAAATCGTTGAATATCTTTTGTCGTTGGTCGATTCCTAACTTAGCTTTCAACGACGCAAACATATCTTTAATTAGAATAGCAACTTCTTGAACCACTCTTTTAAATGTGCCTGTAGGAGCAAGTTCTTCTGTGTCTAATTTTTTAAGAAACGCATCAGTCATTTCTTCAGCGAAGTATTCGTCTAAATCTGAAAACCTATAGTTTTTGTTCGTATACTCCCCTCTTAAAAACGCTTTTAATTCATCAGGCTGATCTTCAACTTTAATGTTTTTGTAGTTAAACTTATCTACATCTTTAATCTCAACCCCAAAGCTTTTAATATATTTATTGCGTTCTCTGTTAAATTCTTTACTTAATGAATCAACATCTGCTTTTGGTAAGTAACGGCTAAGACTGTGCCATAACTCGTGTATCATTACACGTTGAACTCCACCCTCTTCTATAACGCTTTTTCTGATTTGTAGGAGATTATTACCAAAGTTATAACGACCCGCAGCTGGTATCTTGTTTGTTATTGATAAGGCAACGTCACCAAACATACGCTGACCCATTACATCTATGAATTTTTCTACATCCGCTATATCTTCAGGGTCTGCTCCCTTTACGGGGAACCTCTTCATTAATCTTTTCTTTAGCGTATCAGCACCCCTCGGAATAATATCCATCATCCCTTCTTCTTCGTAGGTTTTAAATGGACGTGGTCTTATCTCAATAGCTTCTTCTAAATTTTCAACAGTGTTTTCGACCGTCTCTAGTTTTTCCTGTAGATCGGGTTCAGGTCTTTTTTCTCGAAACTCAGGTAAGTCAGCAAACCCTAAATCTTTGGTCTCATCTCCCCACTTCATCATTGCCGTGGTAATAGCATCTTCTCTGTCTGCTCCTTTTTGTAGCTCTACATTCTTTGTCTTAATAGCGTTTATACCTGCCATCACAGACTTAGATACAGCACCTACACCTAATCCAACTAACACACCTTCCAGTACATTCTTAACTCGACCCATTGCTTCGTTGTCGTCAGGGTCGGCTGCTAAGTATTCAGTTATTGGATTCTGTAGTTCAGGAAATTGTTGAATAAGATTAGACAGTCTTTCTTCTTGTCCGTCGAACGCTACAAAGTCAGAAGCCATCTCAGCTCCTAAGTAACCCTTCCAACTAAGATCAGTAAACTGTCCGGGCTTTGCACCTTTGGTTACCGCTTTAGCAGTTTTACCTGCAACGCCTGTTAATTGTCCTGCTCGTGCTGCTTTACCTGCTACACTTATACCTTTACCAATAATACCAAACGGTACTGCAAACTGTGTAAGTCCTTCTATTAAAGTTCCGGGTAATGTTTGAGAGCGTCCAAAGAAACGTTGTTCGTCCCAATCAGGAAGCATATCAAAAGATAGAAAATCACCTAAATTATAGACACCGTGTGCCAATCCCTCCAAACCACGTACAGGAGCAGCGAACGCATCAAACACATAATCACTTATTCCTAGCTCCTTTTCAGTTGTATCTTCTGCAAAATCAGGTGTGTAGTTTTCTAACTTCATTACTTATAAAATTTCTTACCAAGCTTACCGTTAAGGTTAATAAATTCTTTTATCTTTTCTTGATCGCTTTCATCTAATGATGTACCAAAAATAGAGTTATACAATTCTAGTTCAGGAGAGTAATCTTCAACCCTACCTGCTTCAATTTCAGATAATCTTTCTTTTGCTATCACAGGATAAATACCCACTAAATCTTTTACAGCTTCCTTGTCGATCGGTATTTCTAACTCTCTAGCTGGTCTTGTTTCAATAATAGCACCTACACCATACGCACCAATTCGTCCTCCTATTATTTTTTGTCCTTGTTGAGTGGCTTGCTTGTAGGTAGTGCGTCTAGTAACCCTTGGTATTCTTAATAAGTATTTACCATTCTTAATGTTTTCCAAGTTGTACACATCCTCCCCTTTAGCCATTAGATACATAACAAGACTACGCTGTGCTATTTCTTTTTGCTGCTTAGTTGTGGCTGTAGATTGAATTGTATTAACAGCACCCTCTACGGGGTTTTCATATAAAGAGCTCTGTCCGTATATGTTATTAGCGGTTCTTACTGTAAACTCGGAACGTTCTAAATCTTTTGCTATTTTATTAGCTGATTTAAAATCACCTTCCAACAGCTTCTCTTCTATATCAAAAAAAGTTTTACCAACGAGAGGTATTGCTTCTTCTAAATCTCGTGTAGGATCAATTAAAGACTTCTTAGCTGCTTCTACGTTCTTTTGCCCGCTTACGATAGCAGAAGCTTTTTGTTCGCTTTTATATTCTGTAATAAACCCATTTAACTCATTCTCGTAGTCCTGTATAAACTGCTGATCCCATGCTTCCATATCCTCCGATACTTCAGTCTGCCACTTCGTGCTGTCAACTTTATCACCCTTAACATTACGATAGCTACCTGTGCTTAATTCTAAAAACTTTTGATCTCTTAATTGTGAGTACTTTATTTTTAGTTCTTCTGATTTGCTAAATATAGTAGGGTCAATTTGTGACTTACCAGTAAGATCGTCTTGTATTACATTGGTCGGTAAACTAGCTATTCTATCCGCTGTATACTTAATTTGATTCCTATAACTAGAAGCTCCCGTCACTCGCTGTTCGTGTATTTGTTTAAAGCGTACGACGTTTTCATCTTCCGAAGTCAACGACATAGCGGTGTTTATAACTTTGATACCATCCGAACCTCTAGCATAAACATTACCACTTTGTTGTAGTTTATTAATAAAATAATCTTTTACCTCTTGCTCTGTTCTTAATACAGTATCTTCGATTTCAAAAGACTTTCCTTTACTGATAGCAAGCATAGCACTGACAACATCAGCTTCCGTCTCTTGCAACAACAAAGCAGCGTCGCCTTTATCTTTAGATACTCTGCGTTCGCTTACTTCAGCTACACGTTGTCTTATCCTAGCTTCCTCCGCACCGTACTCACCAAAAACATCATCTATAGAACTCTCCGGGTCAGTTCCCATCTTAGTAGTTCCTACCCTTAAATGACCTGCTGCGTAATCCAACCATTGTTCAGCTGCCTCTTCATTGCCATTAACAGCATGGGTAAGAGCTACGTCTTCTATAAGTTTAAATAAATCAGTTGGATTTAAAGCACCTTCGTTTGTTTCCCACCAGTCATCAATAGCAGGTATATTCGCCAAACCTCCTTGTTGATCTAGCAACGACGCATTATATAGCACAGACTTTCCTGCTAATTTTAACTCTTGCCTTGCTTGTGTTGTGCTCAAACTATCGTGAGCCAATGTGTAACGTCTCGTTGTATCTCTTATAGCACCTTCAAATCCATCATTAACAAACACACCGCCTAATGAGTCGTACTTCTGTCTAAGCGTGTCTTTAGATTCGTTAATTAAATCATCAATGTTTGCGTCTGCATTAGCTGGGTTTTCTACACGACTCTTTAGTTCTCTTTCGTATTCGTCGTGCATTAATGCACCTACTGCTTTCAGCTTACGCTTTTGATTTAACGGAGATGTCAACCATCCCATACCACCACGACGTACTTGTTTGTCTAGTTCTCCTTCCGTCTGTTTCAGCATAGCTTGCTGTTCCTCAAGACTCTTGCCAGCCATCTCTTCTTGGAACTGCTCAAACTCTAGATCGGCTACTCGTGTGTACTGCTGTAACAACGGATTAACTTCACCCAACGCATCAGCTAAGTCCATCAACTTGTTACGTCCTGCTCGTTGAACTTGCACAGAATACTGACCAGCCCGTTGAATGGTAGGTGATATACCGGGAACTGCTCCCCCTAATCCTTGTACTTGTACTCGTTCTCTAGCCATGTTATGCTGTTTTCCCTGCTCTTTCGCCTATCATATAACCAGTGCCGATAGCATTTAAACCTCCTGATAGTGATTGTAAACCTGTTGTTAAGGCACTTGGTCTGTTGATGGGTTGATTAATTCCGATCTGACGTTGAGTTGTAGCAAACCCTGCTTGTTCAAGACCCATACCTGTTGCTACTCCACCTAACTCTTGCTGTCTTAAAAGTGCTGATCTGTACGCTCCCTCTTGTTGTGTGTAGTCATCCATCAACGCTTGTACACTAGCTCCTGCTACACCTGCTTCTCCAGCAGATACTCTAGCTCTAGCGAGTGCAGCTTGTGACTTCTGACTAACTTGTTCCAACTCACGACCCACAGCTTCTTGCTCTTGTGCTTGACGCATACGGATGGAAGTTTGTTCTTGTAAAAATCTTTGTCTCTCAGCTGCTGACGCTTGTGCTTGATATTGTGCTTGTTGTTTAGCTTGTTGACGTTGTCCTACATAGCTAACCACTGGTGCTGCAAAGCCACTAACTACAGACGCTCCTATGAGTGTTTGCATACCTGCACTTGCTGCGGGTGCTAAAGCTGCTCCTATTGCTGGAAAACACATATCTTTTACTTCCTCTCTAATATAAATGACATATACCCGTCGTACTGGCAATCGCTAAACTCAGCACCCAACCACTGCAACCACCTGTAACTCAACGTGTTAGTCTTCATTACGACGTTCGTCAGAAAGTCAAAACCTATCATCATCTCGTCTACCCACTGCTTAGAATGTTTAAGAAAATATTTCTTAGCTGTAGCCAATCGTCGTGTTCCTAACAACCAAACAACACCAACGTTCTCGTGTGGAGTGACACCAAAGCTGCAATACAACCCGTCGTTACCTCGTAATGAGTAACACTTACTGCTTGTTTCAAACGATATATTAACAGCGTCCTTTGGGTGGTGCATTAGACCGATACATTCCATCATGTCCTCTTCTCTCATATCGTCGTACAATTCGAACGCATCCATGTCCGGCATAGCTTCCTCTACCCTAAGACCCATATCGTTTACTCCTTGGTACAACCATCGATTCAAACTCAGCAGCTAACAACTTACACGGCAACGCACTATCACTCTTTACTTCAATAGTCACCTTGTCGGGTTGTCCTTGTACTGCAAATCTGAAGTGACCGTCTTGTGGTACGAACTCGTTTAACAAAAGATTAGCTCCTGTGATGTCAGGATTAAACACATACTTATAGGTGTCCCGATACTCAGGTGTTACTTCCACAACAAAGTGTCCAGTGTCTGCATAGTTGATACTACCGTTACGTATTGTTTGGTAGGTATAATCAGAAGCACTACGTCCTCCTCGTTCCGTTGGTTGTTTTAACGATTGATCAGAGAACCTGTACGTCATGTTGTACGGCTTACCTATAACAAAGTATTTATCGTTGTTGTAGAAGTTACCACTAGACCAAGTAGGTGCAGATGTGACATCAGTACTAACTGACCAGTACGTAACGTTAGGAGTTACAGAAGTATCAACAGCTACGAAAGAACTAGGAGCTGTATGTGTAGTTTCACATTTATAAATAGTACCGTCATAATTAACATAACTAGCTAATGTACCTGTTACATCCACCGTAGTGTTGTTAACCATAGTAATAGCTCGTAGCGTCCCTATCTTAGTATAAAGCTCTATATCAGTACCAAGACTGACGTTGTAAGGTATACCGCTTATTCGTGTAGTCTTAGTGGACGCATCGTAAGCAGCTACAGTAACATCGTTGCCGTCTACCCTACTGTCTAACAACAACGGATAGTCTAGTCCCGCGTCCTTCAGTCCGTCTTCCAATGTCAAGAACTCTAGGTGTAACCCTTCCGTGTCCTTGGTTATCATGTACAACTTACTGTCTATGAAATCAAAACCAACAACGTCACGATCAAAAGTAAACTTCATCCAAGCACTTTGTATCTTTTCCTTGTTGCTCCAGAAGTATTTATATACGTACAACGTCTTCAGGTCGCTGTCTACACCGATACACAATGTATTCTCTGCTTGGCTACCTGCTATCTTACGTACGTTGTTTGGTATGTACTTGGGTACTTGTTGTGTAACTTCCTCTGCATCAAACAGTTCTGTATTGTTATCAACAAAGTATTCATACAGTCCTTCGAAGTCGTTACGTTTAAATGTAAAGTATATATAGTTACCGAGAGCTACGGGTTCTACACTGTCTGATATATCGTACTCAGTAACAGGAGAGATAGCTACCGTCTTAGGACTTAGTATATCAGCACCACGCAACACGAACTGGGACTGCTTACTAAACAACATCAGCTTCTCTTGGAACGGTATAGCGTGTTGTAGGATAGCTACCTTGGTGTGACTGAGTCCGACGTCTATTGGTGCACTATCTAGCAGCTGCTGTGTGGTAGTCCTAAAGAAGTTAAAGTAGTTGTCTGCTTCGCTGAAGATAACGGATGTATCAGTAACAAACCCTAAACGGTTCTTAAAGAAGAAGACGTCGTTGATAGTCTTGTCTACAAAAGATGGAAATGGATTGGTGTAACCGTCCCCCGCCCTACGTCTCCCATATCCCGGTGGTCTCTCAAAGTATTGAGCATTTGTCTTCCAAGGTTGTGCCGAGTTAACAGCAGTTGTAGTTACCCAATAGTCAAGCCATGATGTACCGTCGTACGAAACACCAGAAGACCATGCGGACGCAGCACTTATACTAGGATCAGCAGTCCAATACTCTACCCAATCAACACCTGTACCCGGTTCGCTTGCAGCTGCTGAAGTGTGCTCCTGAATGCACCTATAGAAAACTCCGCTCGATTCTACAGCATCACCTGTACCCGGTTCAGTATCACTTGTCGATATGTGGTCTTCAACTAAATTATAATACGTTCCGTTGTTTACTACTATGTTAGAGTATTCGTTTGGTGTTTGTAGTGTGAAACTGTTTATCTTACCTGTAGAGGCATCATAGGAATCAACAACAAGGACAATCGGCATAGTTGTGAGTTCAATAGCTGTATCGATACCTCGTGTTTCTCTAGCTGATTCAGGGCCGTCGTCCCACCCTACTGTTTCCACCCAACTGCCTTCTCCAAATTCTTCTCTGTCTTTTGTGTGGAAACGAACGTAGTAGTCATCCTGAGCTATATCAGCATCACCTCTTACTCGTATCCTAAAGTTATTGTAACATTTTGCGGGTAGATCAGTAATACTATTAACTTCTTTATAAGCTAATCCTAAACCTTGGTTACTTAGTCCGTCTTCTGTTCTTATACTAAAATCTTCATCTCCTGTTATCTTAATAACAGCACCGTCTCGTTCTACTTCAAAGTTACTACCACCGGGTAATGAAAGATGCTCCAAAAACGTTGGCATAGTAACACCGGGTGTAGAAGGAAAAGATGTATAAAAAGTTTCTTGAGGCTTTTCATTCCAGTATTTTTGGTTGCGATTATTTCCTCTGGAATTTGGGGTGGTTCTTGAGTCTGATACAATTTTCTTAATCGTAAGAACAAAAGGTTTATCAAAAGTACCCGGTACTGTTTGCGTATTGTCGTACCCTCTTCCTTTCTGCGTGAGTTGTGAAGATTGAACCGCACCGTTTGCCCCTATAATAAGAGTACCTTTAGCACCTATACCTATTTTGTTATTTAAATCTGGATTACCTGACCCATCGTCCTCAAACTGTTCAATAAAATATTCGTAGGATGTAGTTAATCGATAAGAGTATGGAATTGAAAATTGCATATCAGCACCACTTGGTTCAAAACCACTTCCTTCTTCAAGCGACACTCCTCCAACTATACCTTCCGAACCAAAGTAACCGTTAAGCACCGTCTCTAAATCCTGTGCTATAATTTCTGTATCAGCGTGAGTACCTGAAGAATTAGCACTACCACTTTCGTACGTGTGTCCTGCTGGTGGCGTTTTATTACTTTCAGTAGCTGTGCCACCGTGCGGTATAACATCTCCGTCTATGTAAATGTCGTAAGTCTTCTCGTAATCTCCGAGCTTAACAAACACCAAAGCACTATACTTACCTTCGTCGTCTTGTATGTGTTTTGATAACAAATCAGGATTTGTATCTACTTTTACTTCTCTCCTCTTATTAACGAGAAACGTATAGTCAGCTACAGTCAACGCTCTCAGATCGTTCAACGGATCAGTAACAGAAGTACCAAGACTGAGATAACTGTTAGCAATAGACGTAACAGTGACAGGTATAGATGTACCTAAAGACACGTCGTAAGCACTGACACCACCTAACGATACGACTATAGCGTACTGGTTCGTTTGGTCTCGTTTAACAAAGTGTGTGAATAGATTAGCCGTACCGTCTGTGTCTATATTCTTTACGTAGTTGGTATTAGGACGCTTCTTTAGTCCCTCAACCACGGTAGCCCAAGCATTGATCTGTTCGTCGCACTGACCGGGATAACGCAGGTTGTCAGGCTGCTGCGATACACCTTGGGCTAAGTTAGGTACGCTATTTACTAACAGAGGCATTATCTGTCAAGCACACGCATTACGCTGTAGTTATCAAAGATAGTACGGTCTGCATTCTCGGAGTCACTATCAATAGCCCGTGCTTTTGCTTCCACTTCGTCCCGTAGTGCAAATCCTTCGATCTCACGACTACCAAGAAAACGATTACTGAATATACGTGCAGCTTTAATAGTAATGTAGTTTCTAAATTGTTCAGGTATCTCTGTAAAGTCTAACTGAAAAGTAACAGAGGCTTTTACCTCTTTTGTCCAGACGTCTGTGTGGTTCTTCCTGTCGTATAAAGTATTACCACGTTGTACAGGATCGACGTCTGTATATATCTGTGGGTCTAAGTCTATGGTTAACACGTTGCTAGGTAAAGTAATCTTACTATTGGTAGCGTCGGGAGTGAATGGATATTCGTGCTCCGTGTTAAAGTGCCAACCTTCTGATTGTATAGCTCTACTCGTTTCGTCTAACACATTCTCTGCTTGTACCACGGTGATCGGGACAGCGGTGCCTCCTAACGTGTTAACGGGTGCTTCGCCAATAACGGCAATCATTGTGTTTACCGCTTCGAGTTTAGTTGTAAGAGCCATTGTAATAAAGGTTTCGGTAGAAGGGAGCGGAACGAATCACAGACCTCCCAACACCGAGAGAGTGGTTACTTCTGAAGTTCGATAGCACACTCAGGACGGAGAACTCCGTGTCCCATAGCATACTTCGCAACGAAAAGCGTACCTTGACGTTCGATTTGGTACTCAGATTCAGTAGCCAAGTCGAGCAGTTTAACTGTTCCAACAGCAGCGGAATGAGAAACAAGACCAATCGTACTGCTGAAGTCTCCGTTGTATCCGTTACCTGCTCCAAACACATCATTGTCAGCAGCACCGTCACCAGTAGCAACGCCTGTTAAATCAGAGTTCGGGATGTGGTTGGATTTGAAGATGCTGATACCAGCGATTTGTGGAATGGTTCCTGAAGCAATCGAACCTACGCCTCCGATGTCTTTATTGACAGCAGATACAAGGTTGAAGCTATTGGAAGCGTCGGCACCAGTTACTAACTTGTAGTACTCTTGAGGACGAAGAACGCAGAAACGACCGTCACTTGGGACATCGTTTTCGTCGAGCTTCTGAGCAGCAGTAAACAGAGCAGCTACTAGTTCAGCACCAGTAGGATCAGTTTCGTCACTGTCGTCAAGTGAGTCAGCACCTGTACCCATTGCGTTAGCAGAAACGTCAAGAACGCCTCCAGTCTTACCGCCAGTGATGACAGCGGAAGAACGAGCAGCAGCGATGAATACTTTAGCGAGAGCAGTATCGAAACGTACAGCAAGAGCCTTACCCAACTCGTTAGCATATACTGAACGAATGTCGTAGTGGTTCTTTACGTCGTCGATGTTAGCCAAGAAAGTAGAAGCAACAAGCATCTTATCGATGTTGATTACTCGCTCAGACTTTCTGATGTCACTGAGGTACTTATCAGGTGTTCCACCTTGCTCTGCGATGTTTTCACCGGGCGTGTGGTAGTTAGCGGAAGCAATACCTGTTACAGGGAACTGTGCAGATTTTCCGCTTTCGATTGTTCTGATTGTGTGTAGAGGCTTGAAGATGTTGCTTTCTTCGAAGGTTTGCAAAATCTCTCCGCTGAACTTTTTAAGGAACAACGCATTGTCTTGAGCAAAACTTCCGTCAGAAGTAGCATCATTGAAACCTACACGACTTGGAGCTGTTTGTCCGTTAGCCATAATATATGATCTCCTATTTTATAAGTTATTATTATTGTTTGTTATGATGACTTTCACTTCGTTCGTTCGCACAGGATTGTCCTCCGCAGAGGGTCGAGGGACTAGTAGTCGTTAGTTGTCTAATTAAATATGTTACCAATTACTATAAGACCAACAAATGCACCAATTGTCAACACTAGGACTTTCTGACGCTGTGGTAGATCGTTATAGATTCTAATTAGTCGTTCTATTTGATATTTCATCTTTTGCTTTCTTGTGTACGTATCTCGTATATATGATTGGTATGACATTCCACAAGACTACACCTATCAGGCACAGCTTTAGCAAGCCATAAAATTCAGTAAGCATACTGTCAAAAAACCCGTTATCCATTGACGCATCTAGTTGATTACTAACGAGTTGCTTCACATCTCCTTCACTTAACGCTTTGACTTGCTCCGTTAAATGTTTGTTTTCTTCCATGTATTTGGCTGTTTCTCCCACACCCCAACCAAGTGCTGCACCTCCCGCAGCTGGCCCCGGCCCTCCTAAACTACCTACCGCTGCTCCACCCGTAGCTCCGAGAGCCGGATAAAATGATGCCTTGGAACAACCTGTAAAACTCCCTGAAACCGATAAAAGGAAGAAAACCAAAACAAGTCGTCCAAGGCATCTGTTCACCTAATTA